TGGATGCTGGAGGTTTTATCAACGCATTACGGGGTAGCGTCCGCCCTGTCATCACTTATGTTTTTTTTGGCCTTTTCGTTGCCATCAAAGTAACGGCTATAGTTGCGCTAATGGGCGAGGGTAATGATCTCGGGAGATCGTTGTCTCTGATCTGGGATGATGCTACCTCTGGTTTGTTCGCAGCGATAATATCGTTTTGGTTTGGTGGACGTGCTGTATCAAAGTATATGAAAGGCGGAGTAAAATGACCTATAAACTTTCAAAACGCAGCCTTGATAAGTTGGACGGCTTAGATGAGCGGCTTGTTTCTGTTGTAACCTCTGCCATTCACCGGAGCAAAATTGATTTCGGGGTGATCTGCGGGATGAGAACTCTGGAAGAACAACGCGCCTTGGTTGAGAAGGGCGCGTCTCAAACGATGAAGTCCAAGCACCTTGACGGACTTGCCGTTGATTTAATGGCGTACATTGGTTCTCGCGGGTCGTGGGAGTTGAATTTGTACGATGATATTGCTGACGCTATGGCAGAAGCTGCTCGTGAGGTTGATGTTCCTATACGTTGGGGCGCAGCATGGACTATTTCAAACATTGCACAGTTTCACGGCGGCACTATGGAAGATGCTATGAACAGTTACATTGATGAGCGCCGCTCACAGAATCGCCGTCCGTTTATAGACGGACCCCACTTTGAACTTATGGTCTAGGAGAAACCCGATGACTACAATTATGATCAGCATCCTGCCTGATGGGATGCCCGTAGATATGATGGACGATGACGACGACGGTAACTCTTGCCCTCTTCCGACCCAAGACGACGACATGAACATGGAGAACAAGGACATAGCGGAGTACGAGTACAAGTATGCCGCCGCTGTGACGGATGACGAATGCGGAAACTGCGGGATGTATAACCAGACCGCGGATATGCTGGAGTGTATTGGTGACGACTCTGGTGACGTAGGCTATTGCCAACTGCTCAAGTTCTGCTGTAGTAGTAAGAACACATGTAGCGAGTGGGTAGAAGGTGGGCCGATCACATCTGACCTACAAGAGGAATACAAGGACAATCTATAATGGATGTTGTCGATTGGGCAAAGTACATGTACAAGAAACTGGAAGAGCGCGAGAGAGATATTTCGGGCGCTCTTGCAAGCGGTGCTGTTAAAGACTGGGAACAGTACAAAATGTCGGTGGGAGAGATACGGGGACTCTCTTTCGCTCGTGAAGAAATCAAGTCCCTGCTGGAGAGAACCGTAGACGATGTCGAAGACCTTATATCTTCCTGATCACGTTGCGCAGAAAATAAACAAAGAGAAGGTCACTGCGAAAGCAGAGCCTGAAGCTTTGGATAGCGCATACGTTGACGCTAATGAGCGGGTATTGGACCCCTCCCTTTTAGACAAACCGTTACTCGAACGATTGCCGCAGCCGACAGGTTGGCGGGTTTTAGTCATGCCGTATCAAGGCAAAGCTAAGACGGCGAGTGGCCTATACATTCCTGATGAGGTTCGAGAGCGAGAATCTGTAGCCACGGTTGTGGCTTATGTGATGAAGCTCGGGCCACTGGCGTACAAAGATCCTGCCAAGTTTGGCGCGGATATTGAGCCATGGTGCAAGGAGGGTCAGTGGGTTTGCATTGGTCGCTACTCCGGATCCAGATTCAAGATTGATGGCGGTGAGGTTCGTATCATTAATGATGACGAGGTTATCGCCACTATTATGGAACCCGATGATGTCAAACATATTTAAGGGGACAGGTTATGTCTGAAGAGAATGAAGTCGAAGAAACTGAGGTTACTTACGAAGAACCTGAAAGTCAGGTTGAAGAAAAAGTAACGCAGTCTTCTGGTGACGAAGAGCTAGATTCGTATAGCAAAGGTGTGCAGTCGCGCATCAAAAAGCTTACGGAGCGGTATCGTCAGGAAGAGCGTGATAAGTCAGAAGCTGTTCGGTTATCTCAGCAGCTAATAGACGAGAACAACAAGCTGAAGACTCGAGTCAAGGCTTTGGATACGGGTTACTTATCTGAGTACGGCACACGTTTGGAATCTCAAACCGAAGGTGCAAAGCGCGTATACAAAGAAGCCTACGAGGCAGGTGACACAGATAAAATGCTGGAAGCCCAGCAGGCGCTGTCTAACATCGCCGTTCAGCAGCAACAGTACAACACTGCGAAGGCTCGGGCTGAACAGCAGGCAAAGATGCCTGTTCAGCAGCAGCAACAACCTGTACAACAACCTGTACAACAGCAGCAGCAAGCGGCACCAGTGCCAGATGCGAAGGCTGTTGCGTGGAAAGATAAAAACAAGTGGTTTGGTCAAGATAAGATCATGACAACGGCTGCTTACACAGTACATCAGGAACTCGTCGAAGAACAAGGGTTTGACCCGAACAGCGATGAGTACTATACTGAGGTTAATCGTCGGATGCGTGGGGAGTTTCCCCACAAGTTTCAGGCGGCTAAATCGGGTGGAGGAAGTCAGGTCGCTTCTGCTGGTAACTCCGCATCCCGCAGCACGAAAACAGGGCGCAGGTCGGTCAAGCTATCGCATTCCGCAGTTGCGATTGCCAAAAAGCTAGGCGTACCTCTTGAAGAATACGCAAAGTATGTAAAGGATTGATGACATGACTGACACTAGAACACCGCGCAAAAGCGCAACCCGCGAAACAGAATCGCGCAGAAAACCTTGGGCACCGCCCAGCCACCTATCTGCACCAGAGGCCCCAGAGGGCTTTGTGCATCGTTGGGTACGAGTCGCAATGCGTGGCGAGGAAGACAAAATGAATGTCACCTCCAAGCTACGCGAAGGATGGGAACCTGTCCGGAAAGATGAGTATCCAGACTATGAAGCTGCAACCATCGATGGTGGTCAATACGCAGGCGTCATAGGACAAGGTGGGCTGATGTTGTGTCGTATGCCTGAACAGACAGCACGTGAAAGAAACGAGTACTACGGGGGCCGAACCCGCGAACAGATGACAGCTGTAGACCAGGACCTAATGAAGGAACAACATCCTTCGATGCCGATCCACAATGATCGGCAAAGTCGTGTAACTTTTGGTGGTCGCGAGCGCGACTCCAATTAATTTAGAGGATTGCTACAATGGCAAACAGTAATGGTGCCTTCGGACTACGTCCGATTGGCGTAGTCGGTCAGGCTGCGAACACCACTGGTATGACTGAATATCGTATTGCCTATGGAAACTCCAACTCTATCTACCAAGGCTCTCCTGTTATCCCGCTTTCAACTGGCTTTATTGACATTGTTGGCGCGGCGGCAGGCGGCTCGGTAGGTTTACTAGGTGTTTTCTGGGGTTGCGAATACGTTTCGTCAACAACTGGTGAAAAAATCTACTCCAACTCATGGCCTGGGTCAGGCGCGGATAGTAATCATCCCGTCACAGCCTTCGTGTATGACAACCCAATGCAGACATTTACTATATGCTCAGACGCATCGCTTACAAGCGAAGCAACTGCGCGTGGACATGTGTTCGCAAACGCAAACTTTGCGGCGGGTACTTCTGGTTCTTCAACCACTGGTATTTCTTCTGCTAAGTTGGGTGTTAGCACTATTGCCGCAACCGCTACATTGCAACTGCGTATCATGGGCGTTCAAAACGACCCAGACAACGCAGACTTCGCAGCGGCGGGTATCCCATTAATCGTTCGATTGAATAACAGCTTTAATTCCGCCAATGGCGCGATTGCAGCTGGTACTCCTTCGACTACTGGCGTTTAAAGGAGGTCTAGAAAATGGCTATTTCACGCGCACAATTAGCGAAAGAGCTAGAACCAGGTCTCAACGCCTTGTTTGGTTTGGAGTACAACAAGTACGAGAACCAACATGCAGAGATCTTCACAACAGAGTCTTCTGATCGAGCATTCGAAGAGGAAGTCATGTTGAGTGGTTTCGGCGCAGCACCAACCAAATCGGAAGGTTCTGCTGTAAACTTTGACGACGCTAACGAAGCATACTCTGCTCGTTACAACCACGAAACAGTGGCGTTGGCATTCTCAATCACTGAGGAAGCTATCGAAGACAATCTCTATGATCGTCTTGGTTCACGTTACACCCGTGCGTTGGCTCGTTCAATGGCGCACACAAAGCAAGTCAAAGCTGCTTCAGTACTTAACAACGCCTTTACTGGTGGTGCTAGTGCTGGCGGTGACGGCGTTGCTCTTTGCTCCGTTTCCCACCCGCTAACTAACGGCGGCACATTCGCAAACACTCCAGCAGTAGCTGCTGATTTGAACGAAACTTCTTTGGAAGACGCTCTTATCAACATCGCTGGTTTTGTTGACGAGCGTGGCTTGAAGGTCGCACTGCGCGGCACCAAGTTGGTCATCCCGCGTCAACTGCAATTCGTTGCAGAACGCTTGATGGTTTCTAACTTGCGTGTTGGCACAGCCGACAACGACACTAACGCGATCCGCTCAATGGGAATGTTGCCTGAAGGTTATGCCGTCAACGACTTCCTCACTGATCCGGATGCATTCTTCGTGTTGACAGATGCTCCTCGTGGTATGATCCACTTTGAGCGGACACCACTTTCCACTAACATGGAAGGTGACTTCGACACGGGCAACATGCGGTTTAAGGCGCGTGAGCGTTACAGCTTCGGCTTCTCTGACCCACGTTGTGTCTACGGCTCTAACACCTAATATACGGTGTAGTTTCAAGGTTAGGGGCGGTCTTCGGATCGCCTCTTTCTTTTTGGTTTGTCCTGTTGTATCGTATAAGCATCCCTGACAGTCGCATGATGCGGCTGACAATTGCCACGACAGGAGACTCACATGGCTAATACAACTTTTTCAGGCCCGATACGGGCAGGTAATATTAAGAATACAACAGGCACAACTGTAGGCACAAACATCGCCAATGTTGGCTATGTTACGATGATGCAGGCGCACACAATGGATCTTTCCGGTGGAGCGATTGCCGCGGGTGCCACTAACATGGTAATTCCTGCAAACTCTCACATCATTGATGTTATTATTGATTTGTCTACAGCAGCTAACGTAACAACGAATCTCAGTGTTGGTGATACAGTTGGCGGTGCCACAACAATCATAAACACCTTGGCTACTGGTACAAATGCGGGCCTTAAAACCATTACAACACAAGGTGGCGGCACAGGCGAGTGGGCCAATTCTGGAACTGCCGACCTTAAACTTACAGTGACAGGCAGTGCGGCGACTACCGCTGGTGTTGCAGTAATTAAGGTTCTGTACGCACAAGCTTACAACACCGCAATCCAACCGTAAGGAGTAGTTGAATGGCTGGCTCAGACATAAATGCATATACTCATGTGCAAGGTGCGGCGGCGGCTCTTATAGGGCCGTCCAGATCGCGACTTCAGGCCGTAAACATATACGCGACTACGGCGGGCTCGTTCACTCTTACCAATGGTAACGGGGGAGCAACGCTGTTAACGCAGAAATTCCCCACAGGTATGAACGAGATATACATTCCTGAAAATGGAATGTTGTTTACTTCTGGGGTCTACATTTCTGCGCTTACGGGCGCAGGGACCGAACTTACGTTTCTCCTAGCGTAGGGAAAACGCATGGCTAAGATCGACAAGTCAAAGATGAAGTGCAACGTACCCAAGCGCCAGATTTCTGGCGGTAAAAAGTCCGTTGTAAAGGCTTGCGATAAAGGTAAAGAGAAAATCGTCCGGTTCGGCGATGCCAACATGACAATCAAAAAAGATAACCCTAAACGGCGCAAGTCGTTTAGGGCTCGTCATGGGTG